ACTCTTCATAACCTTCCGAACGTTGTCCAGATAAGTTTAATAATGTTTTAAGCATATCAGTATGTTCACCTTGGGCATTTACACTTACTGTTTCTTGGTTATCATCATCAATCTGTTGAACAACTTGTAAACTTTCAGCAACTTCTTCAGTTTCTACTGACTCGTTTAGTTTTGCTTCGAACATTGCTGTTATATCAATATCTTCTTTAGATTCCATTGTAACAAAAGCTGTATCAAGGACATTTGCTTCTTCTTCGCCTAATCCTTCTTTCTTAGGACGTCCACGCTCACGTTTAGGAGCATTTGGATCTACTAATGGATCAATTGGTTCTAGCGAATCAACTTTTGTCTTTGCTTGAGAATATTTGTAGTGTCTACGCTTACCATCTTTAAATGTAACTGTAAACCCTTGCCCATCATCTTCTGGACGGTCCATTTGAACTTTGTGGCCTTGTTTTTCATGACCTGCTACGATATCAGCAACATGTTTAGCATCATATGCTTCATCTAGTTCAATAGTTTCAATGTCTTCTTCAACTTTTTCATTCTTGTTGTAGTCTTCTGGAGAATTGTCTTCTTCTTTAACTTCTTTATCTTCTTTTTTATCTTTTTTAGCATCTAGCATTTTTTGAAATGCCGCTTTCTGTGCTGGGCTTTGTGCTTCTTCAATTTCAACTGATTCAGTTGTAGTTGATTCAGGAGCATCGCTTTGTACATTAAGCACTGGAACATCTGCTAATTTTATTAAGTCAGCATGTGCATCTTTGCCGTACTGTGCATAAAGGTTATCACCGGTTGTACTAATTTCTGTAACACCTTGTGGTGCATTGTTTGGTTGAGTTGTTTCAGCTGATTTAATTGCCGCTAATTGATCTTCCGTTGGATTTTCAATCTTCTTAAGTGTGTCTAATACATTATACATGTCCATAGTAGTATCCTCTTATCTTGCAAACGATTTAACGTCTGGTAATTTTGTTTTTACACTACCCATAGCACTTTTATCGCCTTGTGGTAGATCATTAGTAGTAGGAGCCTTAGGGGTTGCTCCGCCTGCTATCTCATATTGTGTTGTTTCTTTAGGAACTGCTTTACTAGGATCTGCATAAACTTCACTAGCTTCTTTGTTTGTTTTTGTGTCTTCAGGCAAATCTTTTTCTAATAATGGTGCTTCTTCTGCTTCAGCACCTTCGTTTTCTTCCCATCCATCAGCAAAATTTTGTGATACTATTTTTACTTGTGATTGAGGCTTACGTGTGCATGCTTCAATCATTTGAAATAGTTCTTGTTGACCTGCTGGATAATCTAATTCTATTTCAAAAATGCAAACTTCCATATTCTTAACACCTGGAAAGTCTAACGGATCTTCTGTTACTGGTGTTGTTTTTGGATCTGACATTTTAATCAAATCAAATTTTGCTAATTTGTCTTCTAGTTCTTTAAGACAATCTTTGTCACAGCCGCCGGCTACTTTAATTCGATATGAATAAGTTTGCTTTGACTCTGTTAAATATTCTGTAAATTTTTTCATTGTTATTTCCCCTAACTATGCGTATATTTATGCTACTTTATTCTTTTGTGTCTTTATTATTTAATAACTCTTTCAACATTTCGTTGCGATCTAACACGTATCCTTGTCCTGTTTCTATTTGTTCATTTCCTGCATTGTCTACTAATTTCTTTTGATCCTGTGCGGCTTTCTTTAATTGTAAATCAATCATTTTTAGCTTTTTATTAATCTTAGCTGTCTTAGCTGATATAGCGTGGTTTAGCATATTACTTGCTACTCCAAATATCTCACTGGCAAAGCGACTGTCTACATTCATGCCTAAGTCCATTAAATCTTTGTAACTGTCTTTAGCTAACTGTCCTAACTCATCCATCTCTTCGTCACTGGCTTCTAATCCTTTTACTGCAGGTAACGCTGTTTCTATTTTATCAATGTTTTTTAATGTTTCTTGTGGCAATTGAGGATCTTTTGTTTCTTCTTGTGGTAATGGTATAGAAACATCTGCGTCTTTGGCAGGCTCTGATGGTTCTAAATCAAATAACTCCTCTAACTTTTTAGTCATTATCTTGCTCCACTTCTAAATATGTCGTCTTCAGTGACTACTCTAAATGTAATACCATTTGCTTTACACCAACGCATAGCTTGATCCCATTTAGCGTGATTAATTGCTACAGTCTCTCTGGTAGCTCTGTTGGCATTTTTGCTTTCAATTATACTTTGCTTTTTAGGTTTAATTTCTACCAGCTCTGTTACTAATTTACCTCTTTTGTCTTGGTACTGGACTAAAAAGTCAGGAACGTAAGTTGTTTGTTTTCCAGTCATTGGGTGTTTGTAAGGAATACGTACACTCTCACTAGCCCATTTGACTACACTAGTGTGCTTGTCACAGAATTGCATAAATGCGTGTTCCCAACTTGATCTGTATCTAGGTGCTTTTTTACCTACATATTTGTCGGGATTCATTATTGAGTAAAGACCGTTTGCAAATCTGCTAGCCATTACTTGCTAACATTACGTGCCGCATATAAATTAGGTTGTTGTAATACGCTAACACCAAGTAATGTTGATTTTGATCTAAGACCGTTGAGATAGTATGCAATAACTTCATCCATTGCCAATGGATCGTCCAAACCTTTAAACTTTTTTAATAGTTCGTCTGTAGATATATTGTAGTTTTGTTGTATTCTAAAAAATACTGATGTAAAATCATCTGCTATGGCTGTATCGGCTGAATGCTTTAGAAAAAATGATCTCACTATGTCAAACTCGTCAGCATTAATGACCGTTTCTGTATCATAGAAATTATCAAAGATTTTAACTGTGGAATCTAAGTTATTTTTTGTAATGTTTACTGTTGACATGATAGTATTTAACCTTATTCAGCACTAGGCCAAAAATCATTGACCAATAGTTTTTCCGTTACTAGAAATGATACTACTAGATCTTACTGTGGAATCATTAGTAGCTGTAGAAGTTAGTTTATTTGTTTTGCTATTAGATGTTGGTGGAGTTGAGAAGTTAAAATCACCTGAGGCCACTGTTGGTAACCCTTCACGTATTACTACTCCTAATAATTCTTCTTTAATACCTTCTGTACTTACATCACCCTTGTTGAAAATATCATACACACGACCAATTTTTTTACCAGCACCTAATACATCACCTGTTGCTAAATCTTCAAAAACACCTACGCCTGCATCTAACAATCCACCTTGTCCTAATATAGATGAGTTAGAGCCTGCTTGGCTTAATGAACTAGGTTCTTTGTCATAATGAGCTGGATCTGTAAATCCTGGAATTGGAGCACCTGTTTGACCATTAAGAGCACCAGCACCATATTTTACAGTTTCATACTTTATAGTCATTGAGTTTGCCATTGGTTCGCCACCCTGACTATAATCATATTGGTCATGACGCATTTCTGTAATTTGTGGATTGATTAATGTATACGAAACAAAATCATGTTGATTAAATCCGTATATTGTAATATCTTTAAAGAATTGAGGTTTGTTGCCAGTTCCTGTATTATCTTCTGCTGAATATCCCCAATCGCTACCTGCTCTAGTCTGACTGTAAACATCTCTAGTATTATAATCACTTCTTCCAACTGGAGCATTGTTTACACCGTTAGCATTTCCTTGAACTGTTCCGTAAGGCTGACTTGGATCTTTATAATAATAACTAAAATATTTAAACCATAAACTACGAACAAGATCAGCACCGTCATCATGAAACTCTACCGTTACTGGTTCATAATTAATTTTTGAATGTACTAGTCGTTTTCTATTATATTGATTAAATTCATCTACGTCTAATGCGTAGTTTGGAAGTGTTATGTTTTTAACTAACACACTGAGCTGACTTTGCTCCTCTGGACCAAATGCTGTTTTAAGACCAGGTAGCTCCGTAACATTTAAGTTGAAATGCACATGGAATAAAAACTTAAATCGTGGAGCTAGTTCATAGCCAGCAGATCTAAATGTTTTGCTGGCATGCTTATAGTCTTTTAGATAATCGCTACCGAGAAAGCCCTTTAAGACGTCCCCAAATATTCCGGCCATCTAAATTATCCTGTTACTACTGTGCCTAATGTCCTACCTACTGCTGAACCCACACCGCTACCAATTGGAGTTTGGATAGCATTATCAAATCTAATAGTCATTGATAGTGTTACAGGAGCACTTTCACCGTATGATAAATCATTATAGTTAACTGCTGTTAAGTAGCAACCATATAATTCCCATGTTTCTAACACGTTTGGTTCGTTAGCACCGTTACCACCGTCTAATACTTCGCAACGTGTAATAAATTTATAGTCAATACCTGCTGAAGCAGATGATTGTTCCATAAAGTCTAATTGTTTCTGTAGTTGTTCGCCAACTAGTTTAGCAACAGAACCTGACGCATCGTCACGTAATTCAACTGCTGTAGTTTCCCAAGTATGTTTACCTGCTAGATACATACGTGAGTTATATAACTCAATCGGCATTTCTTCAAATGATAATGAAGGTCTAGCAAATGAAATAACTTGTTTAGTTAATTCTGTTCTTGGTGTACTTGCACCAAAGTTTTCAAATACCGTTCTAAAACGATACTTTAATTTAGGCATTAACAGTCCTTGGTTAGATGCACTTTGATCTGACGCTAAAGGAACTGACATCCTAGTTAATGATGAAACAGCCATGTGTATTTCTCCTTGTTAAATATCTTTCTACTACTATTTATCAATATAAAGTCGCAAAAAATGGCTCCGAAGAACCATTAAGTGCGTATATTATTCTATACTATAATACTATAAATTACCTGCTTCAATATCACCTGTGTTTTTAATTCTCAGTGGAATGTAAATAAATTCTACTGATTTTGTAGGTTCAATTGCAATATCAACATATAGCTCGTTACGATCAATACGTTCTGGTGTATTGTTTGTATCATCACACACAACTAGATAGTCATAAACACCACGTTTAGCAGTAATATCGTTTAATAACTGCTCACATGCGTTTTTAACTTCGTTTCTAGTAACTGTGTCATTTGGTTCAAAGATATATGATTTTCCTAACACTTCTAATCTATCACGAACATATGCAACTAGTCTTGCCACGTTTATTCTATCAAGTGCTGATGGAGTTGAAGCAACTGTTTTGTTACCGTAGTTCTGTAAACCTGAACCTGGTACAAACGTAAGTGGATTAACTTTATTTTCATATAGTGTGTCGCGTAGTGCTTGTCTAACTGAAATTTGTTGGAATTCACCTGTTTGTGAATTAACATAACCTAAAGCTTCTGCATTGTCAATAGTTCCACGTAGTCCACCTGCTGGTGCTAACCACGGATAACCAATTTCATCTGACTTAACTAATGTTCTTAACATCGCATGTGATGCTGGAGCAACAACTTTATTACCTGCTAAGTCGTTTGTTCTAACATTTGGATAAAACACTGCTACGTATGGATCTGCTGTTGATAATCCATCTTCGCTGTCTAGACCTGCGCCATTAGCATCAGTTGCCCAATTAACAACATCAGTTGCATTATCTGATAATCTAAATGGTGCATCACCAACAACAAAACCAGTATTGTTTCTATCGTTGTTTAGTGCAACTAGGTTATCAATAAGTTCTGGATAGCCCGGAGCCGCTAATAAGTTAAATTGTTTTTGTTCTTCACGGATTGATGTGTTAGCATCAATACCTGCTTCTAGTGCCCCAACTATAATTTTACGAACTGCTTTACGTCCCATGTAAGGTGAACCGTCTGCTTTATTACCGCTTGCATTTACCCACGCATCTTTTTGTGTTGGTAAACTGTCAGTTGGGAATGTAGTTGAATTAAAGTAATTAACTTTAAATTGTTTAACTGTGTTACCTGAACGTCTTGTGTTAAACAATAATGTACCTTCTGGATATAATGTTGCTGTTGGTGCATCAATGTCTACGTAAGTGCTAGTTAATAGTGATAAAATTGTTGGAACATCGTCTGTAACTGGATCTACTGTTCCTGCTGTTCCCCAACGTGCATCCGCAAATAAAACACCGCTTTGTGTAGTTTGATCACTGTTGTCTAAAGCTACCCATTGGTCTACACTATTTGCTACTTCCCATCTGTAAATTTTAGGATAGTTATCTAGATCTGCTGTTGAAATCCATAAATCTCCGTACACCAATGCTGAAGCATCTGATTGTGTAGTAGGAGCAGTTGCTGATACTATTGGCCCAGCTGGAGAGCATTGTGAAAGATCAAATCCTCTAGCATCATTACTAACTGCTTGATATCCTTTCCAAGCACCACCGTCTTGAATTAATATATCAACTTCATCTGTTGCTGAATGATACCAATATGTATCATTTGCTGGATCCTGTGTAGGAGCAGTCAGTGATGCTGTGTATGTTAATGGAACATAGTTAGAAACAATAACATCGCTGTTGTTACCTGCTTTAACATTGTCTAACGCTGATGTAATACCTGCGTCTACTAACGGAGTACCTGTTGAATCTTTTAATACAATAACGCCACCTTGTGAGTGTGAAATTCTTACAGCACCGCCTACAACGCTAGCAACAGTGTTAGCAACATTTGCCGCATTGAATGCCGAAACAAAGTCTGCCGCTGTTGTACCGCTTATCGTAGCAGTTACCGCTGTAGTCATTGCTGTTGAGTTTTTAACACTTGCTGAAATAGTAAACTGATCACTAGTTGTTAGTGTTGGTGCAGTGTTTGTTGATGTCGATGTTGTAGCACCTGTAGTGTATCTTTTAAATATTTTATATGTTGCATTATCTGCTTCTGTTGAATCATATTGAACATATAATGTGTTGGCCGCAACATTTAAACCACCGCCTGCTGGGTCAATATTTTTAAGTGCTGTTTGATCATTTTCATATAATGGAGCACTTACTGTTGACCATAACTCTGTAGTTGAATTATAATTCTTAACAGTTATATCAGCACCGTTGTTTACTGCTGTAGTCTTAATCCATACAGAACCTGTAGGACGAGGAGCAGTGTCTGTTGACTTCCAACGTGGATTTGAATAATGTTGTGACTGTTGTAGTCTTGGATAGTAATATGTATTTGCTGTTAAGCCAGCATCTGTTAAGATTGTACCTGAACCGTTAGCTAATAGTAATGCGCCTTCTAAAGAAGATCCATCTGATGAAACTGCACTATCTGCGTAAATTTCAATCTTGTTGTTTACTACCGCGGCAGTTACACCTGCGATAGAAGCTGAGTTAATTGCATTTGCTAATGTAGTTGCTGTTGTTCCACCGTTAGTAACTGTTGTACCGTTAATAACAATA